ATTCACCATTCCAAGAATACGTTATACCAGCTACAGTATAAGTAAACGATCCATCCGTTGGTTGACCGCCAGTTGCGGGAAAATTTATTGCCATTTGTTGAGTGCTCCGTCTCTTTATTTATTTTCTAATTCTTTGAAAAGATCATCTACACGAGCATTTAACTCCTGTATTGCATTAACCAAAGCAGGTATTAGTTGTTTCTTATCAAGACCCTGATAAGAATCAGGATTTTCATTCCATAATCTATAAGATTCATATGTAGATTTGTCTAAGGCATCCTTAACATTCTGAGCGATTAAACCTGTTTCTCTCTTACCTGCTTTAGTACCATTAAATTCCATATCTTTATAAGTGAAAGTTGCAACCTCTAAACTATTAATGAATTGCAATCCACCTGTAAATTTTTCAAAGTCTTCTTTAATCCTTACATCAGATCCTTGATCCTCAAAGATATCACGAATCTTTCTTTCTGCACTACCAATATCATATGTATTATTAGCTAATGGTAATATATGAGCGTCAATAACAATAGGTCCAACTGGATCCAATACTAAACAATTATCTGTACCAACAGAACTTCCATTCTGCAAAATAACATCATCTTGGAAGTCAACCTTATTAGATCCAGATGCTATTTCAGTAGTGATCTGTGATAATGGTGGTGATACATCAACCCACTGAGATGAATCAGTATCTTGATAATATATTTTTAATCGTCCTTTATCTGACTCCCACCAAAGGTCACCAGCAGTTGCTGCTGGAGCAGTGTCTGCAATAGTTACACTAGCTCCTCCACCTCCACCACCAGCACCCCATACAAGTTCTGTACCATCACTGGTTAATACCTGACCTGATGTTCCTTTACTTCCATTTTTATCTACAATACTACCATTAATCTTTACACCATCTGCATGTGTTTCTAGCTTAGCAGATGAAGCATGATATAAAAGAACTTCTGCTCCTGGTTTACAATAAACAGCATCACCACCTCCCATAAACCTCAACTGAATATCACCGTATGCTTGCAACTGTAATGCTTTATCCCAAGAATCAGTACCAGTCTGTTGATTGTTCTGAATAGCAAATACACCACTAGTGGATCTCAGAATACTATTACCATTATTACTATGGAATATTTCAAATTCTTCATTAGCACCAACAGTTATCTTAGAACCAGTACCAGTAGTACCACTATCTGCTATTACTTTTAAAGAAGCTTTAGTTTCAAGAGCACCAGTACCATCTATAGTAAGACATACTAGATCAGTAAAGTTTCCTATCTCAAGTGCGTTTATAGCAGTTCCATCATTATTAGGTCCATCAGCTCTACAATTTGCAAATCCATTTCCATCAAATTTCCATCCTATAGTATTAGTACCAGCAAAGTTTCCAAATCCACCAGGAAAATAACCAGTTGTTGTACCAATATTAGTATTTGTAATACCACCACCATTAGCTTGGATAATATGAGTACCCATGTCTAAATTACCACCAAGTTCAGGGGTTCCATCATCCGCAAGATCAGACATATATCCACCACTAGCATGGTTACCCCACCCATATGCTGCATCCCAGTTAGAAATATTAGAAGCAGTAATAGTAGCAGCATCTGATGCAGCAAATACTGGATCAGTTTCTGTTGTTAAATAACTTGTTAAATCTGGTGGTGTAAATGTAAATACTCCAAGTGCATTGTTATAAGCAAGAGATCCACCACCACTTGCTGAAGCATTTGTTACTGAAAGATCAGATAATATAATACCTGAACCACCACTACCAACTAAGTCTGTAGTAGCAATCCAATTACTACCATCATACTTAAGAACCTGTCCATTAGAAGGTGCAGTAGCAAATACTACATCATTTAATGTCTCAATAGATGTAGCAGCAGATAAGTATCCAGCACTAGCATGATTACCCCAACCAAATGCTGTATCCCAATTAGTAATCTTAGCTGTAGTGACTCCAGCAGCATCACCAAGTGATGTTAAGTATCCAGCAGAACTGTGGTCACCCCAACCAAATGCAGTATTCCAATCAGAAGAGTTATCTGTAACTATTATATAAGTACCAGCACCAAGTCTTGCCATCAAACCATTGCTAGTAAAATCTCCGTCTACAAGAGCAGTACCTAATGATGTCAAATAACCTTGCTCTCCAACCCATGCTTGTGTTGCATAAGAAGCAAGGTTAGGTGGTGTATAAGTAAACTCACCATTAACAGAATTATATGATAATGAAGGAGTAGTAGATGCAGCAGCAGTAACTATACTGGGAAGTGCAGGTACCACTGGTTTGTTTAAAATTGCAGAAACACCTCCAGTTGCATCCCAATCAGAATTGACTTGTGCTGCAGGTATAGATGGTTTGTTAGTTAAATTAAAATAATTGCCATCAAATACATCAACCCATTGGACTGATGAAGCAGTGGAACTCAAAACCTGACCAGAAGTTCCTGCAACACCAGCAGCCTGAATCGGTTTACCAGCAGGGATATTAAGACCCTCTTTTATTTCAATAGGAGAATTATCTCCGTAATTAGCAATTTGATTTGCAAGAATTTTTGACATACTTCTAGTCCTGAAGACACTTTTCTAAGCTAGAAATATTTATAACCATAAAAAAGACCCCTTCTCAGGGGTCTTGATTTTATTGTGGATCTTCGTACCTATGTTCTTGAGATTTATACGACCCAACTGGGGTTGTAGTAACATCTCCTGTATCTGTATTAATATTAATATCAGAATTTTCCCAATCAGTAGCTACTGGTTCATAATCATACCCATTGTAATTTGTGGGGAATTGTATTACCCCATCAAGATTATCAAGATCTTTACCAGTTGCAGTGGTAAAAGATATCTGGTCATGTGGATGTGGAAATAACCCAATTACATCTTGGACATTTCCAAGAAGACTGAACATGTCAGTAAGATTTCTATCATCTTTTTCTGTAAGAGAATTAATAAGTGCTTGACGCACTGCTTCTTCTGCTACTTCTAAATGAGATAGTATGTTTTTGCAAGTCATAACTTTTAAAATTTACGATAAGCACCCACTTCAGGGTCTGGGTCTAACCACTTTGTATATTCAACATCCTCAATAGCGAGGAGTAATTGATCTTCATTATCACAGTAATAAAAATCACTGTAACGTTTAGTCCAGTCATTATATTTTTGAATACGGCAATCAGGTTTACCGTTAATTTCTAATAGTCCACACTGGACATAACGATAAGGGTATTTCTCTAAAACTACAGTAGGTGCGGTCATGATGCATCAATGTGACTGTTAATATCATACCATGCATCTGACCCAGTTGTGTCAGAGAGTTCCAGTTCTGCAGCTGGCACAGCAACAACTGCTCTACCATCTGGTTGCCTGATCAGGATTTTCTCTCCTTTTTCAATACGATCCATGTAATTATCTGGATCCTTTTCAAATTCTTCTACTGTAAGTTCTATCATATTACGCAACAAATATTTTTATCTTGCATATAGCGAAGAGATTCTTGACAACTGCCCAACTTGATATCATCAAGAAGGATCTGTGGGAAAGTTGCACCTTCACCAAACTGTTCATAAAACTCTTCACGAGTGAAATCCTTATCTAATTCATATACTACATGATCTAGGTTCTCTAGTCTACACACTGATACAAACTTTTTACAAAATCTGCATCCTTTACGGGAGTATATGTTAAATATCATTTACCCATAGTTTTAAAGTCTTGATCAAATATATCTAGTCCTTCACGAGTAAGAACATGATCATACATCTTATCAAAAACATTAACTGGGAGAGTTGCTACCTTAGCACCAGCAACAAAACAACGAGAAACATGATGTACATCCCTAAGACTAGCTGCTAGAACATTAGTCTTTATATTATGTGTACAATAAAGGTTACTAATACCACGAACTAATTCAACTCCACTGAATGAATTGTCATTGCAGCGACCAACAAACGGTGATATGTATGTTGCTCCAGCAAGACCTGTCATAACTGCTTGTGCTACAGAGAAGCATAGAGTTACATTAGTTTTAACATCAGCATCAGTAAGATATCTACAAGCAATCAAACCTTCTTTAGTTAAAGGAAGTTTAATTGTAATTGCATCGCTAATGTCACGGTATTGTGCTGCATCATCTAGCATTTGATCAGCAGTATCACCATTAACTTCAGCAGATATACTTTCAAATTCTGGAAATTCACCAGCAATTCTCTTAATAAGATCTAGATAATCTACACCTTGTTTCCTGACTAGAGTTGGATTAGTTGTCACACCTGCAATTAATCCAGTACCATATCTTTCTTGAATAGCACTGAAATCAGCTGTGTCTAAAAATATTTTCATATTATATGGTACTTAGTTCATTCAAAGGTTCCAGTTTTAGGAACTGTTCGTTCATATTATAGAACAATTTATAGTTTGTTGTCAATACGTAGTACCCTTTGATCTCGTTACCGTCACAATGATAACCATACCCTTTGAGAGGTTCATTGACACCATCAATTCTGAAGGTTTTAGTCTTACTACCTAAGTAGTCATGAAATTTCTCGTCTAGGTTGATCATCTTTCCTCGTAGTACAGTTTACGGACTTTGCGTTTGCGTCTATCCTCTTGGTATTTTAGGTCAGCATCTGACAATAATTGCGATTTCTTAACACTATTTTCATTATTCAGTAACACAACTAACGATAAATTATTTGCACTAATTTGTTCACCAGTAACAGTTGTTAGGTTAGAACACCCACAGCATCTAGTTTTAGTTGGATGTGATACTAGCTCTACTCCACATGCTTCACATCTAATTATTAAACTTTCCATGGTATCTGTGATGAACTCACATATAAATTGAAATTAATCACTGCTCTATAATAACTATCTGTTTGTGACACTCCTCTATGTCTACCCTTTGGATTGTCATTAGGAAATTCTATTAAACGATTCTCTAAGGAAGCAACCTTAGTACCATCTTCAAACTCAGTGTAACCATTATTAGTATTAACGTAGTAAATTAATGTAGTTAATGCAGGTTCAGGAATCTCTTTTCTATCACCATGATGATAGAAATAATCATGATGGTAATCAGATATAATCGGTTCTTTATTAGCAAGTTGTAAGTTTGCTTTTATTCTAGCAATAGAAATACATCTATACTTATTCAAAATAGGTTGAAGTATTTTAGAGTGCACTGAGTTCTTTTGCAATCTAGAATCAACAAAGAAATGATTCAACTGAGTATTATATGGGTCTGCTTCTCCACCATTATTATCAATAAACTGTCTCTTATTTCTATAAAGATTAGGGTTCTCAATTGGAGTAGTTTTTGTAGAAAATGTCCAAGGAAAATCATTAGCATGTAAAGTATACTGAATAGTTTTCCAATCATTATCACTAAGAAAGTTATCGTATATCTTCATGGTTAAAATAGTCCTTACGATAGTAACGACCTAGTATATTACTGTTATAAAATGCAGGTGTTCCGTCCTCTAAAGATTCAGTTAGAACTCCTCTTGTGAAGAGCTGTCTAGTCTCTTCATAATTGACTCTACCTGGGGTGGGATGCGTTGAGAGGATTTCTCTTTTGAAATTCTCTCTGCCCATTCTTCTAATGTCTTGTTTAAGGTCTTCAGAGCTTCCGTAGTATCGTCTCCAGTCACTCTCACTCGTAACTCTTCGCTTGCCACCTCTAGGCTTGCGTTTCTGGTAAAAATATTTTCTTCCGATGTACTGTTGACCTGTCTGAAGATTAGTAATCCTGTAGACAAAACCGAACTGGTCGCCAATATCGTCAGAAGTGAAAGGTTTACCTTCATATATCCAGGGGTTTTCGTAAACTCGTTCCTTAACCACTTGATCATAATATTACTCCTCAGTATTTATTCCATCTTCTAAGGGGAATCCCATTGTTTTATATTCCAGCTGAGTCTTAAGAAAGAGAACCTCTTGTTTAAGTTCCTCATTCTCTTTCTCTAGATACTCGCAATGTTCTTGGTAGATTATTACGCTCATGGTCCTATTTATGGTTCATCAAACAATACTTGGTTTATATATTGGTCTGCCCAACGCACACCAAAATAAGCTTCTAAAATTTTCCTAGTTTTATCATTCTTTCTCTGATTAGTACAGTAGTCAGACTGTGCCATCCATCTCTGTTCTGCTCCACGACTATTCATAGTAGCTTTCCAGACAGCACCAACATATACATCTAGGTATTCGTTAACTACATTACAAAATACATCAATATCTTCTTCATCATCTAATCTTGCGAACTTACAGTATGGTGAGAAAATAGTACCCCATGCAGGGATCTCTCTAGTATGTTTAAAACTATAGTATCTACTAATATCAGCAATATCTTCATAGATTGAATGTTCTATACCATCTACAGGAGAGATATCGGTAATAGCAGCAGTGACCTTACTCTTATTAGCTACAATATCAGCACCAAAAATAGGTAAATTAAACTCAGGATCTGGATACCAAATACAGTGAAGGATATCTAATGGTCCTAGAGTAGCAATTTCCATATGAACCTTGCGTAATCCAGTACACACGTGCATATCATTTTCAATGGTTAGTTTACCATCTTCTGTTTCTTTGTAGACTTCTCTAAACTTATCATCAACATCCATTTCCTCTATATTAGGTAGAGTTTCTTGATGTTTGCGAATAATATTAGCTAGGTCATTAACTATGTGTCGCATAACTGAAAAAGAATTCTTTAATTAAAGTATGAG